GGATCCATAAGATCTTTTTCTGCAATTAGTTTCTTCAATTGCTTGACGTGTGACTCGTCTACAGGCCTATTGCCTCTTATTTTTTTGAACATAGAATAATCTTTTGTTTCAAAAAATTTATTGTTTACTGCTCTTGCCATATCTTTTCCCTCCTTGGTTAGTACAAGATTGTATAAAATAGACCACCCACCAAGAGTAAAAATACTTTTGGTGTCATGATCATGATTGATAAAAGAATAAAAAAATATAAAACTTTTTTGTTATACATTGGCAGCCTCTATTGCTTTTATATCTTCTTCATCCTCTATTGCTTTTATCTCATCATAAATAAGATCAGTAGCAACAAAACTGTTTATGATATGTGGAGGATGTCCCAGTTCAAATTCCAATGCAACCTTTTGAAGTCTTTGTCTTTGTTCTTCAAAATGATGATTGGATGGATCCATCTGCCCACCATCAATTGTAAGATGTTGAGTTTTAGATAGTATGTTATCTACCTGCTCAACAAATTTTTTAAACGCTGGTGACTTAGATTTAATTTCTATTTTCATAAAACCCCCAATCGCTAAATAGTTTTACTAAGTTGTCCACAGCTTCATGAAATTTACGCATGCCAGATAATTTATCTCTGACACTCATAATTCTGTAGACTTCGCCATTGACTGTAAGATCAATTTTCTTAGTGTTTTCGTTAAATGTTACTGAAAAAGAATGAGTTTTCTCAATCTCTTTAGGTTTGTCCATCAACCAATCTGACTTTAAAACCAAGGGTTGCTCGTCAATATTTTCAGCCGATGTTGACGCTCCCTCTGTTGTTTTATCTGTTTTCATGATAACCTCTTTGTTAGTATTTGTAAAAACATGAGATGTATATAAACATTTTCATGGGATATGCAAGGATTAAATAATATGAAATTTGTATCAATTTTATACCTTTGTTCAATGTTAACTGGTCAATGTAACACCAGTGTTATTACTGAACATGAATTTCCAACACATTTTGATTGTGCTTTAGCGGGCTATAAAGTGGCACATAATACACTAGCAACATTAGATCCAGGTAAGGTAGAGGAAAATAGATGGGTCGTAAAATTTGAATGTAAAGCTGTACCAATAAAGAAACCAATCATACCTCCAAAAAAACCAACTGCGGATTTAGGCACATAGTTGATTTTATGGCCCAATTTGGTATATAATCATACATGAAGTTATATCGCGTCCAAGCAAGATGTAAGAATATATATTTTAATAAGACGCTTGAGGCTGAGAACGATAGAGCTGCTCTTGACACGTTTGCAAATGGCGTTGAGTCAGGAGAAATTGTAGGTGCGGATGAAGCTTTTTACGGAGACCGTGTCTATGTAACATTTGAGGAGGTAGACAGAGATGCAACTACAAAAGTTAATCTCGGAAAAACTTCAGTTGGAGTCCAAGTGGGCCAGCAAAGCGTTGGAACAGGGAAGAGTAACACCTGACATGAAGTGGATCGACATAAAGATAAAAGATCTTAAAGTTAAGATTGCAGATCAATCAGTTGAAGATGCAAAAAAAGGTCTTTTTGATATAGCAAGTTAAACTTGCTTTTTTCTTAAAAATTCCTAAGGATAGTGCGCTCTAAATTATGACACATGAGTGGAAGCACCCTAATTATTATAAACGATTAAAAGAACTTCTGAAAAAAGAAAATATTGTTCCTCAAGAGCAAAACCAAGAAGAACCAGAAGAAGAAGAAACAAAAGATAAAAAAGAAAATTAATACGATTTCTTTTTATAAATTGTATGAAGTTTTTTACCATCAAAATAGTAGCCCTCTATTTCTCGTTTACTCTTTCGCTTCCCCCCAACTTTTGCCGAGTGCAACATCGACTTTGAACGGGACTTTAAGATCTTCGATTGCATTTTCCATAACCTCCTTAACACCAACAATATCACTCTCTTCATTTATTGAAAAGCATAATTCGTCATGAATTTGTAACAGCGGTTGATAACCTTGTTTATAACATTTTATCATGGCTTGTTTTGTTTGATCCGCAGCTGACCCTTGGATAAGTCTATTTAAAGCTTTATAAGTGAATGCCCTCCTGATGTTATTACCATAAATGGCCTTAGCCTCTTCGTAATGCATGGCTTTGTTCATTCCGAAGGTAGCAGGCTCCCACATATCAAATCGGCATTTACGGCCCCCTACAGTTCGAATAAACCCATATTTTGAAGCTGAGTTAGTAACTGCTTCAGCTAATTTTTTAACAAAGGGCACCCGTGTATGATATTTCTGTAATAAATTATCTGCAGCATCTTTACTAATACCCAATTCTTTAGCTAATTTTGCTTTTCCCATACCATAAAAAAGACCTAAATTAATTGTTTTAGCATTGGTTCTACTTATACCTGCCATATCTGCCACAATTTGATGGAAATCTGCAGCCTCATTTTTGTATGCCTCAATAAATTCATCAGCTCCTGTGAATTCATCATTAACACTAGCAGCATAGTGAGCTACCAATCTAGGCTCCTGCTGACTGTAATCAAAACTGCCCCATTGTCTACCCTCTTCAGGTAAAAACAAACTTCTAATCTTATCTCCATATTCCTTATTTCTAGCGGGTATTTGTTGAAGATTGGGATTTGAGTAAGAAAGCCTGCCAGATACTGTGCCTCCTTGATCAGATCTTAGTTGATTTATTTCTGAATGTATTCTACCTTTATGCACATATCTCTGTATGGAGTCTATGAATGTTGAATGGAATTTATTTATTTCTCTTGCTTCTCTTATTAGTTGCGCTATCGGGTTACTACAATTCACTAGCCAATTTTGCGTAAAACTTGGTTCTTCGGTTTTCGTTGTCCGTGGATACTCAACACCTATCCTGTCAAACACCTGAGCTACAGACCTTGCAGCCCATATGTCTACATCAAGTGTAGTTTCTTTTTTTATCTTATTTAATACTTCAGACTCTTTTTTTTTAAATTCTTTTTTTAAAGTTGCAGCTTTCTCTTCATCAACTCTTATACCTCTCATCCGTGTATCTATTAATATAGGCAGGAGCTCCATTTCCATTTCCCAAACATCATTCAAACTTTGTTTTGTAATCTCTGTTTTAAAGTGTTGCCAAAGTCGTAAGGTTAACCCTGCATCTTGTTCAGCATAGAAGCCTACGTAGCCCGCAGGCAGCCTCCAAAGGTCTGCTTTTGGGTCAATTCCCCATTCTTTAGCTTTTTCGTTTAAAAACGTCTCATTTTTTATTTCACCTAAATAGTCTTTAGCGCACGCATTTAAGCTAAAACTAAATCTATTTTCATTAACAAGTGCAGCTGCAATCATTGTATCTACAATAGGTCCGTTAATATTAAAACCATTTACCTTTAACCAACCAACATCGTAACTTGCATTGTGAAAAATTTTTGTTGCTGGTGTATTTAATACGTCTTGCATCCAAGCAGTGGTAATGGCTGAGTCCATGTTACCACCTGCATCATGGTGTATAGGAAAGTACCATTGTTGATCAAAAGCAGCTACAGCAAATCCTACTATATGTCCTTCGAAAGTTGCCCAACCAGCACCTTTTGTTTTAATGTAAGGATCTTTTGTTTCTAAATCTATAGCGATATCTTTTGCGTTTGATAGATCTGGATACTCGCTTGGACAAACCCAATCTGAATCGTTGTAAATAAAATTTAATTGATGTGTCATCCATTTATAATGTAGTACGTTATAACCGCTGCTACAAAAATTGCAACTATTCCTAGAGCTAACATACCTAATCCATAAAATATTGTCATAAAATTTTAATTGTCGAATCTAATGTTAAAAGCTACTGATATTCTCTCTACTTTACTTTTATAAGGTGCAACAGAGTGAAATAAACCAGCAGGAAAAATAAAAATGTCTCCCGTTTCTGGCATCAAATCATATGAATAATTAAAATGCTTCATTGGCGGCCCAACATTAAAATGAATAGAACCAGGGCCTCTTGAGTTGTAACCACCGCGAACTGCCTCAAGGTGGATTTCACTGGGAACTTGTAAATAAATTACACCTGACAAATCATCATCGTGGTGATGTGGGGGATTAAAATCGCCAGGCTTCATGTAATTTACCCACGCAGATATAATTGATCCTCTTTTTTTTCCGCCTGCAAATCTATCAAACTGTAAATAGTATTGTTCTATTTGTTCACTTATTATATTTTCTAAACCTATTGTATCTATTTTATATTCATCATCTATGTGACCAGCTAAATGTCTTTTGTATAATAATTTTGGATTTTTTTCACAAAGTTTATTAATTCTACTTATTTGATCACCAGATATTTTTTGTTTAGTTAATAAAGGACCAAACATAAACATTTCAACATCACTCATCTTTAATCCTCTTAATTTCTAATTGACAATAATGTATTATTTTTTCTAAATCTTGAACAGCAGAGTTTTTAAATAAATACCTGCAAACATATTTTATTACGTTGCCTTGAAAAAAACTCAAACCATTTTTAGAAATGAACTCATACGGTTGAATCTTATAATGTTTATAATGAGATCCTCCAATTTGCTTATCTTGTGGAAAAGCATCTTCAAACATGTCTTTGTTTGTCATAGTTTGCCTCATATGTTTTAAAATATTTTCCTAAGGGAAAATTGTATTGATGATAGGTGCCTAACAAATGGAGAGTTCGCTTAGATCTAGTTGCACCCGTATACCAAACTCTAAGCTCTTTTACTTTTTCCTGTAAATTTTTTTTATCAAAATGAGAAGGGAAGTTACATTTACTAGCCAGAACAACATTGTCTGCTTCTCCTCCTTTTACTTGATGTATCGTATCTATGATAATTTTTGGAGGAGCTGTTAGATCTACACCCTCTTTCATTAATTTAGCAAAATATTTTTTATCTTTATCCTTAAATTTTCTCATAAAGACTTGTTGCCATTGACCTTTTTCATCTCGCATACCACACCTTAAATGTAATTCATCAAATGTAAACACTTGATTTGGATGGGCAAAACTCCATTTTTTACTGTCCGCTGACCGGTATCCGTGATCTATGTTTAATAAATACTCATACATCACACACGCCTCTTCTCTACCGATAGATCCACCGTTACAAATTTTATTCCAATATTCAATAGCCAAAAATTGATTCGGGTCAAAAGATTTATTACCTTTCACATCTTGATAGTATAAAGATAGATTACGAGCTTCCTGTTGTAGCTCTCTCTTAACATCGTTTATTCTAGCCAGCACCATCCAACTACCATGAAGATGCCAAGGCACTTTTTTTAGAGCAGTCCATCTATAAATATCTCCATCGTTCCCGTTGGAGTAAAATTCTTTAGGGATTCTATTGTCACCCATACTTGCCAATAAACATTTAGAAAAAAAATGTACATTCTTGTTAAGTCTTACAGATTTTTTTAAAACTAAAGATTTGCCAGGAAAAGTCTGAAACAAATTAACATCAGCTCCGTTCCATTCATAAATAGCTTGATCATCATCACCTGCAATATACACTCTCTCAACTGCACCTGCTATCTTTACAATCATATCCCACTGTAAAGGCGTAAGATCTTGAGCTTCATCTACCATCAAAACTTTAAAAGGTATAACCAAACCATCGGTAATGTACCTTTCAACCATATCTGTAAAATCCAATCGATCCGGTGTCCGTTGTCCTGTAGGCGTTTCCATGGTTTTGAATTCTTCATAGCCTGCAATGATAGACTTAAACTGCTGAAGTCTTACAGACTTTCTAGGCTGTTGTTTGTAAAGTGTAACAGGATCTATTTTCATATTTCTAGCTCTATCGTAAATTTGTAAAGACCAATTGTTATATACCTTTTGATCATCCCAAGTATCTTTGTAACCTATTTTTACAGTCCCATACTGTGTGTGAAACATCAGAAGATCTGCCTTTGGGTCCAACACAGGTATCTCTGCAAACTGTTGTCTTGCTAAACTATGTAAAGTTCTAAAATATTTAAAAGCATCTTCATCATAATCTTTAAATTTTTTTCTAACTCTACTTACACATTCATTTACAGCTTTGTTTGTGAAAGACACATAACAGATTTCATCTGGTGAATAACCCTTCTCAAGATAACGTTTAACACGTTTTAATAAGTTCTCTGTTTTACCTGTGCCTGGTGGTCCAAATATTTTAATTGTCTTCCCACGAAGCTTTCGGTTTAGTGAATTTGACATCTTTATTTTTATGCTCTGTTTGTTTTGGTAGACTTACAACCCAATGCCTACTACTTATGTTTTGAAATTTCTTTTTAGGTTGTGCTCCACCAGTTTCTAAAAATCTTGTACATTCTTTTTCGTTCCAATTATAACCCATCTTCTTCATAAAGGATCTAAATGTTTCTAATTTAAATCTCATTTCGGTAACATCACACCAAATGTTTCCAGAATCTATTTGATCGAACTCTGTAGTATCTTCAACATCCTCTAAAAATCTTGACATTCTTGAATTAAATACATCTTCTCTTTCCTCATGTTCATCATATCCCTCCATATCTTGTTTATTACTAATCAATTCATCAAGCCAATCTCTGTAAGGATCGGGATCTCTTTTTGTTGGCTTTAAAGGTCTCCAAACAATATCATAATTTAATAATTGTTCTCCTAATAGTTGTTGTTGATAAAGTTGTTTTGTGGATAACCTTATAGACTTACCTTGAATAGGTAATATCCAATATGGTTCAGGGTAAGAATTAACTTTTAATAATTTACCTACTTCAGGTAGAGCTTCATTAGCACCTATTCCTAGTTTTCTTTTTATACACTCAGAAGATACGCAATGCTGCCTAGCAATTGATGTTTTACACTTATAAGCATATTCCTTATTTTCAACACCTTTAAATATGTTTTGTAATTCTTTTGGATGTAAATTTTCGGAACAGACTTTACTCATCATATTACGAGTCCAATCCTCATACATAACTGGATCTGGATTAATTTTTTTTGCTAACACTGCAACATTAAACATTGCATCATTTCTACCCTCACCTTTCTGCACTCTATTTTTCATAAAATTTATTACACAAGGTGGGTAATCCTTAGTCTCATCGTCTTGAAATATTTTTATTTTTTTGAATGCTTGTGGCGTAAGTTTATATTTACTTACAAATTTAAATAAATCTTCTATCTTTATTGAATTACAATCATCATCCATCGCAACTCTTGTAGTCATGTGTGCTTTTTGATAAGGCAAATTTACAAAGTTACCCTTCCTTTTTTCATCCCACTTTTCAGGAGACAAATCAACTTCATCTTGTGCAGGAAAAATATCTGTTGTGGTATCGTTAATACCTAAGTCTGATGCTATCTCAATTAATTTTTTTCTCATTGATGATGCAGCAACTACACCCTCAATAAATAAAATTAAATGGAGTCCGTTGGATTTTGATCTGAACGGGACGAGCGGGTATTTTCTTTTACGAATAATGGATATAAGGTCTTGATGCCGT